ATTGACGAATTGCGTGAAATAAGCGAGGAAGCGTTCAAAGCGGCAGTCCCAACAACTAGGGCAAGACCAAATTCTCAAACTTTGATGACTAGCAACGCTGGTGATGCTTTCTCAACAGTTTTGAATTCCATGCGTGAGCGTGCGCTTGACTATCCAAGCAAAACTTTTGGATTTTGGGAGTATTCAGCACCATTGGCAGCAAGACAGGACATTAGAAATAAAAAATATTGGGCAATGGCTAACCCTGCCCTTGGTTACACCATTACCGAGGAAGCAATTGAGGAATCTATTGCTACTAACTCAATTGAAGCCACTTTGACTGAAACTCTTTGCATGTGGATTGATTCTCAGGTTTCACCTTGGACTTATGGCTCAATCGAAGCCTGTTCGGTATCCGAATTGATTTTGCCAGTCGGTGCAATGACTGTAATGGCGTTTGACGTCAGTCCAAGTAAGAGAACCGGCGCATTAGTGGCTGGTCAGATAATTGATGGCAAAATTGCGGTTGGTGTAATGGAAACCTTTAGTTCTGAGGTTGCAATTGATGAAGTTAAAATGGCTAGTTCAATAAATGAATGGGCTATGAAATATAGACCGGTTCAAATTGCTTACGACAAATACGCAACTGCGTTTATTGCACAAAAACTTGAGCAGTCGGGTCAAAAGTTAATTGACATATCCGGACAAGCGTTTTATCAAGCATGTGGGGAACTTGCTGACAGTCTTTCTAATTTGAGATTAATTCACTCAGGTCAACCCGAATGGGTTTCGTCAATGAATAACGCTGCCGCCAAATACTCAGATGCTTCGTGGCGAATCATCCGAAGAAAATCCGCCGGATGCGTCGCAGCAAGTATTTCAACTGCAATGATTGTCCACATGTTGAGCAAACCCATCTCAGTTCCTAAGATTTATGTCTAAGGTTTGTGATATACTTCACCAATGGGATTTTTTCGAGATTTAGTCGGTTTATCACCTAAAACAAATTTAACAGCCCAATTAGCCCCGCCTGTTGTCGCTGACCCCTTTAATTATTATGCTCAGTTCACTCCTTTCCAATCCGTAGGTAGAGACGAAGCAATTTCCGTCCCCGCAGTCATGCGCTGCCGCAATTTAATTGCAACAACAATTGGCGTTATGAATTTGGAAACATATTCAAAAGCAACTAAAGAGGAATTACCAAATTTACCTTGGGTAAATCAATTATCTAAGTCTGCGCCCAATTCAGTAATTGTCACCGCCTTGGTGGACGCACTTTTATTCTATGGTAGCGGCTATCTAGAGGTAACTGAAGTTTACCAAGACGATAATCGTCCGGCACGTTTTGATTTTGTAAATAATACTAGAGTTCAAGTGCAATTAAATAAAAATAACACCTTCGTCGATTTTTATACAGTTGATGGCGTTGAAAGACCAATGTCGGGAATTGGCTCACTTGTCACCTTCCAATCACCTATTGATGGAATATTACATGCCGGCGCAAGAATTTTGCGAGCAGCAATTGATTTGGAAAAAGCAGCAGCAAACGCGGCAGCCGTTCCAACTCCTGCCGGCATATTGAAAAATAATGGTGCTGACCTAGGTGACAAGGAAGTTGCTGGATTATTAGCCGCTTGGCGTCGAAGTCGGGCTGAAAGATCAACCGCTTATCTAACTTCAAGTTTAGAATTTCAACCAACTTCGTTTTCACCGAAGGACATGACCTATAACGATAGTTTGCAGTACATGGCAGTTCAGGTGGCAAGACTTTGCAACGTTAACGCCTATTACATAAACGCAGATATTAATTCCTCATTTACATACTCGAACGTCCAAGACGAAAGACGTCAGTTTGTTTCCCTAACTTTACAACCTTACATAACATGCGTGGAATCTCGTCTTAGCATGGACGACATAACACCTAATACACAATTTGTAGCGTTCGACATTGATTCAGGATTTTTAAGAGCAAACCCACTTGAGCGTCTAGCAGTAATTGAAAAAATGTTAGCACTTGAGTTAATAACAGTTGAACAAGCGAGAGAAATGGAAGAATTAAGCCCAAATGGAAATAATTAATTTTAGTGCAGATTTAGAGGCTTCAGAATCCCGCAGAATAATTGCTGGAAAAATTGTCCCGTTTGAAAACGAAATTGGAAATACTTCAATTGGTAAAGTGATTTTTGAGCGTGGGTCAATTAAGATTGATGAGCCAAGCAAAGTTAAGTTATTACTTGAGCATGACCCTAAATCTCCAATTGGTAGAATGAAAAATGCAACCGAGGATGATTCAGGAATTTATGCTGAGTTTAAGGTTAGTAATACAACTAAAGGTACTGATAGCCTTATTGAGGCAAGTGAATCACTACGTTCCGGCTTGAGTGTTGGAGTGGAAGTTATTAAAGGAAAAAACAGTAACGGAATATACAGAGTTAGTGCTGCGAGACTTATGGAAGTTAGCCTAGTACAGGCTGCCGCTTTCGAAAGTGCCGCCGTCACTTCAGTCGCTGCGTCAAACGCAGAGGCAGAATCAACCGAAACCAAAACAGAAAATGAGGAAATTGTGGAAAACACAAAGCCTGAAACAACTGTTGCGTCCGAGGTAGTAGAGACCCCTGCGGTTGAAGCCTCTCGTCCAACAGTAGCAGCACCAATTTACACAAAGCCACGCATTGAATTATCAAAGGAAAAATTCCTAGAGAACACCCTTCGTGCGCAATATCTAAATGATGAGGATGCACGTCAGTATCTACGTGCAGCAGCAGATACAACTGACAACGCAGGACTTATTCCTACACGTCAATTGACCGAGGTAATTAATCCTCTTTCAAATGCTGATCGCCCATTTATTGATTCAATTAGTTCAGCAGCACTTCCTGATGCTGGTATGAGTTTTGAAATTCCAAAACTTACCCAAGTACCAACTGTTGCAGCAACAGCCGAAGGCGCAGCACCATCACAAACAGATCAAAACGTTGCGTTCTTAAGCGTTCCTGTCGCCAAGTACGCTGGACGTCAGATATTTTCCGTAGAATTATTGGACAGGTCTAGCCCTGCGTTCTTTGCAGAGTTAGTACGTCAAATGGAGTTTGCTTATGCAAAAGCAACTGACGCAGCAGTTGGTACTGCCTTAATTACAGGCGGAACTGATGGCGGTAACCGAACACTAACCGCAGCAAACATTCAGGATTTTATTTCTGACGCAGCAGTTTCAATTTACAAAGGTACACTTGGATTCGCAACTAATATCGTTGTATCACCTGAGCAATGGGGTGCATTGATGGGACTAGTTGATGGTTCAAATCGTGCAGTATTTACACAAACAATTAACCCTCAGAACGCTTCAGGAAATCTAACCCCTACGAATATTCGTGGCAACATTGGTGGATTAAACCTTCGTGTTTCAACAGCGTTAACTGATGGAACAGGCGATAACACAATGATCGTTATTAATCCTGATTCATACACTTGGTACGAATCTACTAAGTATCGTCTTGAGACCAACGTTATTTCAACTGGTCAAATTGATGTTGCTTATTATGGTTATGGCGCAATTGCAACTAAGGTTGCTGCCGGTGCTTATCGTTGGATGGTTGCATAAACTTCCTTAAATAGGAATCATCTGTAAAGGGGTTAGGAAGCCTTAACCCCTTTACTTTAAGAAAGGAACTAAATTGGCTGCTACTTTTGTTACCCTTGCTGAGTTAAGAAGCACGCTTGGAATTGGTACTTTATATAGTGACTCAGTAGTTGAGGAAGTTTGTCAAACGGCTCAAAATATTGTTTCTGATTACTTATGGAAAAATCAACAATATAATTCAAGTCATTCACACATAGTTGGTTACGGCACATTATATTTTAATACACCTCATGGCTTTTTTGTTGGTCAAGTAGTTACAGTAAGCGGTAACGGCGCAACTTTTAACGGCAGTAAAACTATTACCAGCATAACACCTACTTCAATAACTTTTGTAACAAGTCATTCAACAATTGAACCTATACATGCAACTAATCCTTATGGAACAGTTGCCGCGACAGATTACGTTACATATTCAACTGTTCCCGAAATTAGGGAAAGTAGTTTATTAATTGCAGTTGACATTTGGCAATCAAGGCAGCAATCTAGCGCAGGTGGAATATCACCTGAC